CCAAAATAACGGTCGGCAGGGGCGAAAGACCCTTGCGACACACGTTCATTGAGGTTGTCGGCCAGCCCGACATGCAACGTCCCGAAAGCGTGGACTCTTTACACTCACTCTGACTTTACCCTTCCGAGGGCCTATCTATCCTACTCGCTGCTTATTAAGGCAGACGCCCTGAACCAGCTGGCTCGGAACAGGGTCGCGACAGATAGGCTCCAATTTGACCGGAAGGTCGTGAGACACCACGGGTAAACTAAAGACGTTGTTTCCCCCCAACTACACGCATGCACAAGGGTGAAGAACCCGTGCGTCCTCCCGCCGGTTCGCGGTCAACGAACCCCCAACCCCGGGTAAAGACAGATCCGAGCTGGCAACTCAGACCTGGGGACCCACTGCCCCCCCCTCCGAGGGGGCACCGCTAGCGTACGCAAGCGGATATTCAACCTCAAACCCATCCGGTGAACTCTCCGGGCTGTACGACGCCAAGAGAGCCAAGAAGATTCAAAACCGGACGATTTGAGCTCATCCCACCACTTGTCCCACAACACTTCGGGGCGAGTCTCGCATGGCTGCCAAACCACTTGAGAGCAGGCCTCTCGGTGCGCGGTATCCCATTCCTTCCTCTCACGAGGAGCGGAATGAAAAGGGCGGGATGAAAATATCCACTCATCACAGGCTGGGTTCCTGTGATCTAGCGGAGCCGTAGGAGGCGGGGATTCCTGTATGGCAAGACAGCCATGCTGCCCTCGGAAGAAAGCCTCCCGAGGGGCCAACCCTGCAGTGTGCAACTGAGAGTTGTCAGCAGGAATCCCCAAACCCCCCACCACACTCCGACCAGACGCTTGGATAGCGCGAGACTTGCAAGCAAGCCAGAAAGCGCCAACCAAACGTCTGCCCTCGTTCGTCCACCCTCGGATGGCGCGTCGAAACACGTCACCCGAAGGCCGTTCCCCGTTGAGAAACATTGACAAGCGCACAACGGGAACCTCCCTCACGCCGGAACTCTGCGCTGCGAAAAAGGCAGAGTTCAAAGAGAAAAACCGACCGTCCAGCATCGTCTTACCTGCACTAAGGGTAAGCCCGGCGGCCCCAACATTTCTCTTCCACCTCTCGTACTCCTGGGGACGACATCGAAACACGATATCGTCCCCATTTATACGGAGAGGTACGTCGCGAGGGATCGAAAAGCGAAAGGCGAGGTAATTGTGCAGACAGAGAAGAGGGAAACTCAAAAAGTTTCCCATCAACTGACCCCTCTCCTGCTGGCAGGATTGGTTCTTTAAGTCTGGATAAAAGATCTCACAACGGAGGGACCTCATAGCGAAGTCCTTTATCCCCGAAGGGATAAACCGAGCACGAGAAAGGATCCTCGAAAGGATCAACTCGGTCACCGTGAGAGACAAATTATCAGTGGCGGACTCGTAGTCGCCACTCACAAAAACTTCACCCTTCCTTTTCGCGAACGAACGAAACTTCTTCCCCCGGGCCTCTCCCCTCAACAACCACCCGAACTGGCTCAGGTAGTCATAAAGGGTCCTATGGAGAGGTCCGAGCACGTGGTGACGACCGTCTGAGACAGTCACACCACGCGCCTTGCCTGCGGTCTGGACGACCGTGTACCGCGAAGTACACGGAAATCCCCGCGCTTCTTCCCCGTCGAGACAGACGTCGGCAAACCAGTCCGGCCCCTGTTCGGCGAGGAATCTGCGCGCACCCCCCTTACGACGGGAGTACTGCAGGCAAGAGGAAGAAGAAGGAGTGTGTGAAAACACATGCGACTGATACCCCTTGTCCCAACCGACCACAAAGAGGGAATCGAGCTCACGCTCGATAAACTCGATGTAATCGGAAGGGGCTTGAGGAGCTGGGCTCCTCATCAGTTGCATATGTTTCCATGCCTGACGCGGGTCTGGTGGGGAAGGCAAAGCCTTCCGAGCGAGGAACAAGGATGCCGAGACAGACATCCTATCCCTCGCAGCCAATCCGCGAACGGACGGCCACCAGGCGTGGTCCCACGGGGATTCAAGAAGTCCCACACAAAACTTCTTGCCGTTCTTTACCAGGTCATCCCTGACGGATTGAGGCACGCCAAGTTCGACCGAGAAAATCGAACCGAGTGTCTTGGACAATCCGTCCAGAGGTTGGGTGTTCAGGGACTCGCGTCCCTCACCTACGCCACGTGTAGAATTCCGAATCGCCATTAGGCGGTGACGATTTTACGCGTAGGCGGGCCACACTACGACTGCAGTGCAGCACTGAACTTTGATGATACTACCCGGAGTAGTATCTGG